ATGTTTTGTATTTTGAGGAAGTTTTCTTCCGATATATTTAGCAGCAGTTTTGTTTCCAACATTATCAACTCCTGGAACTTCATCTGTTCCACAACCCGCTATAGATTTTACTTCTCCCCATTCTTCAGGAATTATTCTATATTCTTTCCAAAGATTTTTATTTGTATAATATTGTTTTTTACGAATGGAGTATATATCAATATTATTTGACAGAAGTTGATATAGGTCTTCGTCCGTTGAAATAATAGTTATTTTTTATTTAGGATATTTAAAACATATTTTAGCAATTAAATCATCCGCTTCATACCCATCAAACATAAAATTATTTTGAAAACCTAATGCAGGTATTATTTCAGTTCTCAAAATATTAAATTGAGCATAAGCAATATCATCCATTTCTTTTTCTTCTTTGGTTTTTTCTTTATTTTTTCTTTTGTATTTATAATCAGGAAAAATCTGTTCTCTTAAAGATTTCCGAGAATCCCAAATAAATACAAAACGATTAGATTTTAAAAGTTTAGAAAGAGAAAGAAGTTGGAGTAAAAAACCAAATATTACTCCAACTTTTCTTTCCTCATACGATAAATCACCCATAGAATGTTTTGCAGCGTGGCAAATAGAATTAGAATCAATTAATATCATTGAGTAGGCATCCTGTCAGTTATTTTAATTCCTGAAACTTGTTCAGCATATAAAGCAAATATTTCTTTATCTTTTATTTCAAAGAAACCTGGTTTATTTGAAAAAAAGTATTCATCAGGAGAACCTGTTAAAGGTATAATCTTTTTCATAATGGGTTGATCTTTTCTTTCAGCGGGTCTTGTTGCTAAAACTCTAGGATTTTTTATTCCTACAAGATTATCTTCTTCAATTATTGGTTTTCCTAATATCATTCCTATTTCAGGTATGATGAAACCGTGAAGTTTTTCTGGATTTTTCGGGCATACTTTTGCCATATAATTATCTCCTTTAGAAGGTAGTGGGTTTGTTTGTTTCTGCACCTTTGTCTATAGTAAAATCAGGAACTTTCATTACAGGAGGTTCTTCACTCACATCAAGTCTGTTAGTATCAAACCATGTACTCTGGGCTACTTTACCTTCTTTATCTAACCCTGGACTAATAAGCCCTGTGATACAACCATACAAATCAAAGGAAATAGATGTGACTATTCCTTCAAAACCAGTAACTTTATCTTTTGCTTTTTTTCCTAACAATAATAAACTTTCTTTTATCATGATTTATCTCCTTTTCGGTGATCTGTTAAGATTAAACTTAGCTTCAATTTTCTCCCATAAATCAATTGTGTTTTCTCTCAACTGATTTACAAGGTCTTCTTTTTCTACAGGTTCTTCTGTTTCTTCATCAGTAGTGTAGAAATAAGATATTGCTTTTTCGAGGGATTGATACGTTTTCCCGTCAGTACAGTCATAGACTGAAGCATTAGTCATATCTTTAATGTATTGAAGGTTGCCACGAATATCATCAATCCCATAACCGAAGATAATGTAAATAGGAACTTTACGATAAGGATCATCAACTGTTTTAAGAACGTATGCTTCACTTTTTATACCAATGATTTTAGTGAATGTGTCTTTTGTTTTTTCTTCTTTATTTCGCTTATCTTTTTTAGCTGTTGAGGAATCAGAAGCATCTTCTTTATCATTTCCTAATTTAATTGTTCGGGTAATTTCATCAATTTGATTTAGCTTCATTCTTATAGAAGCATAAAACGCAGTAGCCATTCCTCCTGGAACAACATCTCCGTAATCTCCTTGACGGACTTGATTAGTACAAACCCATAACCAATTATTATTAGCAATGATTCTTGCAGACTTTCTAAAACCAGCAGAAAATTCTTTTGCTCTTTTCTGCCCCATCTTATCTCCTTTAGGAGACATTTCTAATTCAGTAGAAAGAGCGGCTAAAGAATCAGTTCCTCGAACATTGATTACTTTGGGAGTAGGAGGATTCCAACTTTGAACTGCTGCCATTATTTCTTCGACTGTATCTGGTCGAGAGTAGTTTTTCTTATCTATGGATAATCCATAAATGCGAGAATATTCTTCATCCAAACGACCTTCAGGATCTTCTAAAAAAGTAGAACCTCCTATAGATTGAGCAGATGCCATTATTTCTGCCATAACAGCAGTTTTTCCTGATTGTGATCTTCCAAAGATTTCCATTATTACTCCGCCCGGAACTCCTCCACCCCTTCTTCTTTTTCCTGATATAGCTAAATCAAGCAATGTAGACCCGGTCGAAACAACCGAGTCTACATTGATTTTTCTAGTGATAAATTCTATATCATTGGGAGTAGCAGAGTCCACAAAATCTTTGACTTGTTCAACATCAGTTTTAACTTTTTTGTGGAGTTTCTTCTTTTCCATTGATTAACCTCTGCGAGTTAGTTTTTTCTTTGCTGGAGGAGGTGCTTCTAATTCATCTTTTTTAGCAGCACATTGTTTCCGAACATCACATTCTCCACACTCATCATATTCATTGTAGTCGGTGCCGAAAGCAGCTCCACCAGGACATTCTGTAACTTCTTCAGCACCTGGATCAGGAACATCTTTTGGTTCTTCTTTTTTAGAAAGAGTCTTTTTTACAGGAGGTTTTTCTTCCTCTTCTTCTTTCTCTTTTGCTTTTTCTTTAGCTTTCACAGGAGGTTTTTCTTCTTTTTCCTCGTTGCCAAAGAACAAAGTAGCAACTTCATCATATTCAGGTTTATGAATCAGTTCATCTAAGCAATGAGCAGCTTCGAGAATTTCATCAGGAATTTCATCCCGATCTTTAAATTCAAAAGCTGTATATTCTGTACTTGTGACACCAGAACCTTTCTTTCTAAAACTGATGATTTTGCCTTCATCAATATCAGCATACATGACTTCTCCACCACCTTTTTTCTTGTGGGCAAGTTCTTCAAGAGGATTCGTGAACAACCATTGGGAAACGTCCCAAACTTGAATACCTTTGTCAATTTCTTTTTGAGAATCACAACAAACAATGTTAAAAATGTTTCGTCTTGTCGGGTTGAGTGATTTGATTAATGCTTCATCAGGATCATCAGCAGCTTTTAGTTGTGCCTGATATTCACAAATAGGGCAAGGTTCTTTGTAAGTGCGATTAAGACAAATTACACTATCTTCATTGATACCGACTTTTCTGTGAACAAACACATCCAACAGAAAATCAACTTTCCCTGCTTTTAATCGGGGATGCTGTTCACCGACAATGTAAGGAACAATGAAAATTTCATGATCGTCTTCTTTACATTTAAAAAACTGTACTCCTGCTCGTTTGCTTTCTTCAAAAATACCACCGAATCTTCCACTGTTGTCTTTGTTGGCATAGTTCTCTTTTTGCCGATCTGCTGTTTGTTCTTTGTACAACTGCCTACGTTTTTTTGCGTCCATTTGTTTCCTCCTTTAGATATTAAATTCTTTTTTTATTTCAAAGTAAGACCTGATTACGGCCATTGAAACCCATCGTGCTATAACATAAATATAAACAGGAAAACCTGCAACAATTATAATAGCTAAAGCAAAACTATTTACTGTTATATTTTCCATTTAATTAACCTTTCTTTGTTAATTTCTTTGTCAGTTTATTAGAACTATTGTTTAATTTTTCTCTTTGTTTATCCAAAGAATTGTCAAAAGCAACTACATGAGAAACAGAACCTCTTGAAGAAGCTGAAAAGTATTGTCCTTTATATAACTCAATAAGTTGATTGAGTGACCTAGACCTTTGTTCACAATCTTCTTTGGCTATTTGCATCATGCTCATATTATATTGAGCATCAGTTAATTCTTGTTCCAGTTCAAGAATATCATCATGGAAATCAATCATAGAATTAAGCCACGCTTCTGATATTTTCTTTCCGTCTTGTCCTCCATATTTTTCTGGATTAGCTCTGATTGCTTTAGCAAGTTCGGCTCGTTTTGCTTTTATTCTGTCTTTTATTTTATCTCTTTCATAAACAGCTTCAGCCCATTTTTCAGCCCACTTTTTAAAAATAATTGTTTGATCTAAAGCTGCCCGATCTAAATCACGAACATCTAACAGCATATCATCTTTTAGTGTGGATTCTTTTTCATCACTAGACATAATCAATCTCCTTTATTTAATTATATCAAATTAATTTTGATTCCTTTAAATTATTTTTGGCATAGAAAATAAAACATATTTGTTAATCCTGCTCGACCACTATCATAAGTATTTACTTTAAATTCTTCAATGATTTCCGAAGCTCTATTATTTGCTTTTGAATTATACAAGACTGCTTCCATATATCCTAACAAAGCTCTACGAACTTTCTCTGGTTCATTATCTGTCAGCAATGCCTTGACTTGTTTTCTTATTTTGTCCCAATTATCACGGTTTAAAAGAGCTTGAAACACTTCTTTGCCGTTAACTTCTGTTAAATCAACATTTGATAATGAAGCAATGATTAGGTCTTCATCATCCATATCAATAACTGAATCAAGTAAGATTAAAGCATTTCTTGGAAGACCTTCTGCTAAACGATAGATTTCTTTTTTGATCGTAGTAGGATATTCTTTAGAATTAAATTTTTCTTTTTCTAATATACGATCAATCAAGGTTGTCATTTCTGTTGGTTTCAAAGATTTCATTAAGTAAGAATGACATCGACCAGATACTGTAGGTAACAATGATTCAGGTTCAGTAGTACAAAGAATGAAATAAACATCTTCAGGGGGTTCTTCCAATAATTTTAATAAAGCGTTTTGTGCATCTTTTGTTTGTCTGTGAACTTCATCAAGAATGTACACTCTAATGTTACCGGATAAAGTAGCATAAGGACATTTTTCTGCAATATCTCTAACTGTTTCTATTCCACGTAAATTAGCAGTATTATATTCTTGAATTTCTTCTTCAGGACATCCTAGAAGATTTCCTACGATTCTTCCCATTGTAGTTTTGCCACATCCTCGGGGTCCGTGAAATAAGAAAGCATGAGGAATATTTTCCTTATCTCTTTTAAAAAGACTTCGTATGCTTTCCACTACTGCTTCATTTCCTACAACATCTTCTAATTTTTTAGGTCTGTGCTTTCTTGCTAATGTTGACATTTAGTCCTCCTCATTAAATTTATCAGCAGCTAATTTTGCTCCTATATAAGCAATTGCTATTTTAGAACCTTCTGGATTTTTGTATATAATGTTTTTAATATCTTGAATAGCTTCAAAAGTTTTACTTTTAAAAGGTTCTGGTAATTGCCTAACAAAATTCTTAATATCTTGATAAACTATTTCTTCTGATGTCATTTTATTTCTCCTTATTCAAAGCATTATGTAATCTTAAAAGACAATTAAAAGCTATTTGAGCCGAATGATAACAACCTGTTTCTTCATCAATTGCTAGAGGATCAATTTGACAAGCTTCCAAATGTCTCATAATTGCATCATAAAAACGCCTATCTGAATCTTTAAAAGGCAATAAACAATTAAAAATTTCATATTTTTTTTCTCCTGCAATAAAAACATCTGCTAAAGGTTTTAATATAACAAGAGGCATAGGATACCAACCCTGTTTTCCTGTATCATGCTTTAATCCTTCTGACATATTTTTAATCCTCACGCACTTCTTTTTTAGAGTACCAACTACAATCTATTTCTGCGGATTCCCACTCAATCGCTAACGGAACATTTATCCATTCAAAATGATCTCTTATTCTCAAAGTAGCTATTTCATTACAAAGTTCCCTTACTTCTTTTTCTTCATCAGGACAAGTATCAATCAAACAGCAATCATGGATTTGTCCTATAATTTTAGAATCCATTTTACGTTCTCTAAATTCTGCATTGATTTGCGTTAAACTCCAAAGTAGACAATGAAAAGCAGAACCTTGAAAACGATAATTGACTATTTCATTTCTTCCTATATATCCTCTGCAACGAAAACCTGACAGTAATTCTACTAATCCTGTTTTCTCATAGATTTTGTATTGTTCATCTTGCCATTGTTTGAACACTTTAAACTTTTTCCAATAAGCATGTTCAATCTTTTTTAAATGACCAGTAAATGATTCTAATGCTAAAGATTTGTTTTTAATCAAACCTTCATTTTGAAAATGCTCAAATAAGGTAATATCATCTCCTGTTTTTAAATTAGCACATTCTCT